CGAGAATATACTCGAAATATGGACAAAGGTACTTGAGTACCGGGTAATACCTATTATACTTAAAGAAACCAAAAGTGAGCAGTGACTGAAAATAAAGACACTTTAGCTCATGCGTATTAAACATTTTCGGATAAGAGATATCCGGTAACTGATTAACACACTTACCACTATACCTAAAAAGTACTCCTAAATTAACCATATGTTCTAACTTCCCGTTTAAATAAAAAGGTGACTGTTTTAAAAATTGGAATTCCTCAATTCGTTCAACTCTCTGATACGAAAACCTGTGTCCCATAATGAAACCAGCACAAGTAACTAAAGCTATACTCATCTTATATCCTCTATCTAATAATTTATTTACAATATATGCCATGTCTGGGTAAACAGGGTTATTTTTAACCGTAGTGTCACCCAGCCCACTTGGCAAATACAATGTCAACGGTTGTAACTCAAAAAAGTTCCTTTTGTCTTCATCGTAAACTCTCACAATTGATGAAACTGTCTTCATATAGTTATCAGCTTGATCAATAGACATCCCACACAACTTTGTAAAATGTAAATGCGAGAATGTCCCGTGTCCACTGTCGTTAGTTGAAATATCAATTAAATAAGTGAACCTTTCACCATTGTCCCACCATGTCATCAAACCATCATCGCTGCTGTTCGTGACCAAGATTTCATCAGTATGATTCAGGTGTTTCTCGAACATTCGTAAAATGTCAAAATAATCCTGATCACCCTGGTACCAACATCTAAACCTTCCGAAAACGAGTTCTTTCCCATTAGTATGTTTCTTCCAGGAATTAGCAAAGTGTACTCTAATCAATGAACCTTCAGTCGTAACATCAACAACAATTCTACCATACTTGCCGTACTTAGCATACTCTGGGCATTTCAAAAACCACGTCACATAATCAAAATACGTACGTTTCGCAACTCTACCCTCTATCTCAACTTGCTTAAACCTAGCTTGTCTCAATAACATCTTTTGATGTGGCTCCAATGTCAACAAGGATGCGCCCTCAGAAGTATCAAACTCGTATTCATGCTTTCCAATCTGTTCCTCCCAAATGCGGCAAATGTCATCTGAATTCTCAAGATAAAATTTGCGTTGGTTAGCAATCAAAGCCTCATGGAAACTATTACCGAGAGTGTAATCCTTATCTGGAAATAACAACTTAAGGTTTCCAACCTCATCCTGATCCTTCTTACTATCTGGTTCTTTCAATTTGAACTGCCTAGACATAGCACCATTCATACTGCCATTGCACTTCTTGTAAACAAAGGCAGCGTGACCAAAACTAAAACCAAAATGATAAAAAAAAGTCTCCCGTTTTTCCTTCTCCATACTCTCCTTAATCTTTGGGAACTTAAATGTTATAGTTTCCAAATCAAAGTATTTTTTGCCCGTGACAACTTCGAACAATCCTGGCATAACCTTCCAGTCACCCCTACAGCCCTCAACAAACATTTGAAAACACTCACCAAAAAAGTGCACACCATCATCCCTCCTTCTCCATCTATCATAGACGGTAAAGGAGAGATTGTCCACAACCGTGGGTACCCCTTGTCAGATCTTCTGACGCGCGTTCTTAACCTGATCACACACACGCGATAGACCACCTTGCCCTTTCGAGAATTGAATCGCCTTCACCTGAACAAAGTAAATAATGGTATTCAAAACCGTGACCGAGTTAGCATACTTCATGTAACCCGTCAATCCTTTGTCATTGCAAAGTTGGGCAACCTTCTCACCAACTTTCCCTGGCATATGCGTGAAAACGTTCGTGAGTGTGACTGAACTACCCGTAGCGGATAATGGAGTGTAACTGCTCCATATCATTTCAAACAACTCAGAGAATATGTCAACTTCCTCCGAGTAATTAAAACTTCCAGCGTGCAAATCATACTCTTCATTACTCAAAGACCTATCTTTGTCCGTCAAACTTGCTTTACCCCACAATTGCTTGCGCAAACCGCAAATGTCATCAGCGACAACTTCGGCGCTCTCAGAAATTGTCGAAAGACTACAAGCTGTGATGTATGGTAAGAAAAGCAACATGTCGGCGAATGAACAAACACCAGCTCTCAGGTACGAACGCCCTAAAGCTTCCGTGGAATCAACACTACCCCGTTGACCCATTCCGCCTTCAAAGCTAGAATGCTTCCTTTTCGTATACATTAAATATTTAAAAATTGAAACTGATACCCTTTTATAAATCGGATCATCCGATGGCTGTGCATCAATTTCCAAGTTCAAACCAATATTAACTCTACGATAAGCTTCATTTTCGGCGTAACCCTTTCCGAATGTGGGAGCCACAACAGGGGGGATTCTGACGGTAACTGAGGACTTGATAGCAAGAACCGGGGGTACTGCTTTGGGTGGCAAGAGAGCTGAACATCCAGAAGCAAAGCGATTTACATTACTCGTAACCATCTTGCTGAGATTTAAATTGTGCAAAACGTCAAATAGCACGCGCTTAAATTTCTGTAAAATAACTGTTGCGAATTGTATATGTGTTAGATCAGCTAACCTCCAAAGCGCAAAGTGTGCGTTAATTTTTGATCTCCCCTTTGATCTATTATTAGAAACTGATAAACGGCAAATCTCACCTAAAGGCGGTGACCCAATTGGGTCTAAACTTGCAACCGGATATGAACACGATGTCTCACCTATCGGTGGTAACCCGTCAAGGTTTAAACATTCAACACGGTTAACTGATCGACAGCCACTTTCCTGCGTGATAACTGAAATGACATCAAAATCACGAACAGATTGTTCCTCAGATGGACAGCTACTCTGCTGTGTGATCAACGAAATAGCGTCGCAATCTCCCGGAATGTCTGAAAGATCAACAAAGTTGTTCTTTGGAAGAGACAAAGTATCCGCGAGTATCGATTCAGTCACTTCTGAATAACAGGAATCTGAATCACTAACGTCAAATGAACTAACTGAAACATCATCAGGATTATCATCCATAAGTGCGTCTGCATTTACAATACGACGCTCAACATCATCAGCCAACTCTTTAAAAACCAAGTGCATATCCCTGTCCTCAACGTGGACCCCCGTGAAAAATTTCAGGGGTATCTGTTCAACATCATTGCCATGGCTGTCGACATTTGGTTCAACTTCAACAGATTGTCGGCAAAGACCAACTCCAGTGTCGTGCCAATTATCCCACATGTCGTCAATCATGGCGTTGGTAAAAAACCCATTTTTCTCACGCAACAACAACATCGCTCGATCACTTTGTGTTCTAGCACCAATAGAATCCATCAACCTCAAATAAGCATCATCAACCTCTCCTTTTGCGGCGATAAAACAAAAAATCTCTCGTTTGTCATCTGTAGAAACGTGAAAACTACTCGTCTTCAAACAATAACAATGTGAGTCGCAAGGGACAATCTGGCTTCTGGTGGCTTCGGAAGCCACCTTCTTCTGCTTCCTTAATTTTTCAGCAATACGCCTGTTACCTCCTTGTAAATTCTTGGCCCTTTTATGTCCATGCGAATGACCACAGCCACCGCGTCCATGCAAAAGACCACAAAATTTACATGCAGTGTCAAGAGCACCAACATCAACTAAATCCGGTATCTCATGGGAATCAGCTTCTTCCTTGCGTAAAGGCGAATCACGATTAACAGATCTGCTAGCGTGGGCCACATCATCAGACCCTGTGAATTCACCGTTTGCCCCATTCAAATTACCATCGAAAATAAAATCATCAACGACGTCTTCATCATCAAAGATACGAAAAAAATCGTCGGGTGGATCTGGTGCATGAAAAATAAAATCATCATCATATCCCCAATGTGTGTCCATTTGGTTGTCTCGCAAATAAACTTGTATGTAACGATACAAGTGCAAATCCGTAAACCAAAGATAGGGGCTGACATAAGAGAATATGATTAAGATACTATCGTTGTCCAAATTAGAATTCAAAATGGCAGAAACGCTTGCGCGGGCGATCGCCTCTTTCAGGGAGATGGCAGCCAATTTCTCTTGCAAGCTAGAACCAGCGGCCCTCTTCTTATCACCAATTTGACTAGCGGCTTTATCAGAATTACGGTGAGCCTCGGCATTTCTAGCACGCCTCTGTTCAACCCTATCTTTGACCATAGCCTTATTCTTCTCGGTGTAAAAATTGTCACGGAGGAGTTTTGCGTCCTCGTCCGACTGAGTCTTATCGGCTTCGACGAGCATGTGGAACTCATCAATACCGGCATTACCTCTAATATAGGCAAAGACCTTTGGACCATTAAACTGCGGATTACGGAACATAGCCTTATTCGCCAAAACCTTAATGTACGACCTAACTTTCAATGTGTATTCACGGCGACTAGCCTCAGGCCATTGTCCTTTCGCAGCCAATGCGGCAGCGGGAGGGTGCACATACGATCGTCTAACGACGTCAAGAAAGTGAAATGGGTCAACCGAAAACTTGAGGTCTTTGTACGAGAACTTCATAGTTTTAGTGATTGCAAAATTCCTCATCTTCCTAATATGCATTATAGAAACACCCCCGTTGACTGCATTTGCATTCGCAGCGTTCAACATCTGCTGGGGAACGTTAATTGCCCTATTGCCATCAGCTATCTCACAAAAGGTAGTAGGTCCTATGTATATGTGGTAGAAAACCACTAATCCAGGTAATGTGAAACCCAGTTGTGGTTTTTCATCATCAAAAAATTTTTGAAGTGAATCATTATACATATCATACAAGACCAGATACTCATCACGAGAAGGCATGATGCCGTGACAAGGCTTACCAGCATGGTTTGAAAAAACCGAAGCGGCAATTTTAGTTCTATCCAGTTTTGCCCTATCAATTGAAACGTCATCATCAAGACGATTAGATTTTTTACGTCTAAATTCCCTAGTTTTATCCTGATTCTCAATATTTTCCTTCTCCGTACCCCCAACAAACTGACCACCAAATTTCGAAGCATACTCACCTTGCCAGTTTACGGCATGTTTTTTAACTCTTCCTTTGATCATAATTGGGTGTAAATGCTCTCTAAAAAGAAAGCGCTTTCGCACTAATTCGTTTTCGTACGAAACACGTAAGGTTTAAGGTACCTTAGGACACAGCCGATATTTAAACCGGCACCACAAACTCCCCGAACAAGGAGGACACATTATTTTTGTTTTATTTTTGTTTTATTTTTATTTTTATATTTGTGTTTTATTTATTTATTTTTATTTTCAAGATTATAAAATTCCTCTACCGGAAATGCTAACATTCATGTTAGAACCCTTACCCATCTTACCGGCTAAGGCTCTAGCGGCAATGACCTCGCGTGACAAATGCGGATTTTCCTTCGCTAAGACTTGTGCCATTTTAGAGACA